CACTTTCGGAAAGTGAGGCGAGCTTCTCTTTCTGAGTGGCTGCTAGCCCATCAGAAACTGATTCAAGAATACCACTAGCGACTGACTCACCGAGTCTGCCATTTAGACTAATGTTCTTCTCAATTTGCTCATTGAGTTTGGTCTCCATATCATCTAGTTTTTCTACCATGCTCTCAAGCACATCATATTTTTCTTCAGGGATTGAAACATAATGTTCTTCAAAGAGTGACTTCATACCTCCTAAGAAGGATTCAGTCATATCTGTTTTAAGTCCTTGCTCAACTGCAAGGGCATTTTCCGTAAACCACTCATCGGCAACGTACTCAAGATAACTATCAACTCTCTCAGAAAGTGCAGATTTTTCTTCTGCAATCTTTTCTTCAAGGGTTTCTTGATACTTTGCTTCTAATGCTTCTTTAACTTCAGAAACTTTAGAACTAAGTGCGGTCTCGAAAACAAGCTTTGCTTTCTCTCTAAATTCTTCAGAGAGTTCTTCGCCACCAAGAAGGGCATTAACATCATCTTCGATGTTAACTTCTGGAGTTGTTTCTTCTGCCACTTTTTCCTCCTCTGCGACTACTTCTTCAGTAGTGTTGTCTACTTCTTCAATTACTTCATCAGAAACTTCTGCTTCTTCAGCCTTCATAGCACCCACCTTACCTTTACGGTTAGTGACTACATCTGAAACTTGCTTAAGAGTACCACCTGGGGTCTTAAGTTTCGCTGAATCATCATCAACCTTGTAGTTCTCTGGAGTTGGACCTCCGAGATCTTCCCAAGTTTGAGGAGTGCCACCTGTAGTCAATTTAGGCATTGGCTCACCAGGTTTAGCGTTGGCATTCACAGCAGTCTGAGATTGCTTAACACTAGGGTTAGCTACAGACTCTTCCATTTCTTGTTTTTTACCACGAGACATTTTGTTCGACTCCGATTCTTATGAGTAATTAAAATCTATATTTATTTAGAAAAGTTATAAATTTGATAAGAAATCATTAAACAGATTCAATTTCTGTTCGTCCAATTTCTTCTGATCAACTAGAGTGTTTATGGTCTTATATGTTTTGGTTGCATACTTCTCACGAAGGATACCTCCATCCCAAACCCACTCTTTTCCTTCCATAATTCCAGATACAAATGCATCAGGAGCAGAAGGGTCAGCAACGATATCAGCAGCAGTTGCTAACATGAAATCTTCACCAACAACAGCGAAACCTTCTTTAGTTTGTTGGAGTGAACCAACACCACGAGAGGATACGCCAAGTTTTACACCTTCTTCGATTAATGAAGATGCAATTTTACCCATTGGTGTACCGAGAATTTTCGCTTTACCAATGAAGTTAGAACCACTTTCCTTTAGAGAAACAATTTTATGTGAAACTCTATCAAGGTTTACAGTTGGACCATCTGGATGACCAAGTTCTCCAAGTGCTCTACCTGAAGTAATATGGTTTTCGCTATAGCGACCAACTTCACGGCGAAGTGTTTCCATAGGGTAAACACGTCCGTTTCTGTTCTTCATGTCTGCTTGAAGGAATACTCCCTCAATATACATTGACTTCTTGCCGTTTTTATTTTCGACGAGAAATTCTACAGATTCGATTTCTTCTCTAATGAGTTTCATTATGCGTCCCCAGAAACTTGAACTTGTTGAACCCAAATAGAACCAGCAGCGGCTCCATTAGGTAATGCTGAAACTTTTAACGAATTATGTAATTGAGCACCTGAGTAACTAAAAGCAGTGCTGATTGCAGCAGTGTTAGCTTCAACTGTTACTCTAGTTTGATAGTAACCACTAAGTCCAGCAGTTTGATCTATTGAAACAACCTTAGTATCATTAACTTTGGCAGTCCAGTTAGTATCATTAGCAGCACTTAAACTTACTCTCATCCCAATTTCAAAAGGCATTGTCTGTCCTTCTGGGCAAGTAATAATAGTAGTACTTCCTTTAGTAATTGATTGAACTGCTTGAGATGATTTTGTTATCCCAAGAACAGCAGAACCACCAGATGGAATGTAGTAGTCTGAAGTTGTTGCTACAGGATCAGTTCCTATTGCAACATTAACTGCAGTACCTACTGGCACTATTCTTACTGAATCTGATTGTACGTTAAAGGCGGCGGTTGTTTTTGCAGTTCCAGCAGCTGCAAATGTGGCCGTAACACCCGTTCCAACTGGTCTATGTGCCATTACTATTATACTCTAATGTTCATTTTAGTTATTTATAAAATTATTCTGTACCTGAATCAGTAGCAACAGGATTTTCTTCCTCGTCTGCTTCTGCCTCTGGTTCAGTATCAATTTCATCTTCAACTTCATCCTCTTGATCACCAAATAAACTATTGGCTACATCGGGTTTGAAGTTATCAATACGTTCTGCCGATTTTGCAAAAAGCATATCTTTGATACGGTCACTTATTTGTGAAGGTGACTCATCTTTAGTAATCATATCCATTAATTCAGATTGGACTGCATCCATATCAGGTTTTTCAATCTCAGTATCAGGCATAGTATTTAGTAAAATAAAATAACAGTCAAAAAGTATTTATACTCTTTGTTAAGTATGGAAACTGTGCTCAAGAAGCATAGTATAGAAAACATTCTTTATTTTCATTATTCTTTCGTACTCTTCTTTCTCTTGATTACCGTTCTGAAGATAAAAACTTAAACCATCGTACATATAACGAACGTCCTTTATAGTGAAGTTCGCTTTAATAAAACCGTTACCATCTTTATCTTTATGAGGTTGGCTGAACTCAGCCATTAGATTTCGCCGCCTTTGGGCATCTCCAAAGTTTCTCCTTCTAAATCTGGTTCCATTACTGGTTCACCCATATCCATTCCAGCAGCACTACCATCCAATGGCATACCTGTTTCTGGATCTATGGGTATAGAAGGATCAGGAATAACACCATCTGCAATTTCCTGTTCAATCTTCTTATCCTCTTCGAGAATCTCTTCATCTGTCTGACGAAGAATATTTCTCCTTACATAATCCTGAGAATAGTACTTACCAATGTAAGGTTCTGCAGTAGCAGCAACATTAATTCTCTCATTAAATAACTCAACTTCCTTCAATTCAGAGAAGTGATTATCATATAAGAAGTCAAATTGTATATGCTCACTCATTATTTCCCAGTCTTCTGGAGTGATTATATTCTTCAGAATTAACTGTGTTTTAAGCATATCTTCGAACATTCTTGAGAATCTCTTTCTCAAACGTCCAACAAATTTAGTGAATTTTAATTCATCTCTTAGTATCTCTGAGGATCTTCCCAGATTGAATCCTCCTTCTCCGTCCATTCTTGATGGGGGTACATTGAGCGACCTATATAATTTCTTTTTGAAGTACTCAATATCCGTGATTTCACCAAGGTTTTGACCTCCTGGTAAAGTAGAAATTTCAGTTCCACGACCTCCTTCCCTTCTAGGGAGCCAGAAATCTTCAAGCATTGCCATGTACTTTTTGTCATCTCGAATCTCTCCTGTAGATGCATCGTAGACTAATTTGTTACGATATCTCATCATCACGTCACGGAGATATTGCTCTGCCTTCATCTTGGGCAAATTGCCTACATCTATATAGAAAATTCTACGTTCTGGAGCACGGGATAAACGATATATTACTAGAGAGTCCTCAATCATTCGGAGTTGGTTTACCGATTTAATTGCTTTATGCAAATATGAAAGAGTATTTCCTTTATTTCTATCAACTAAACCAGAAGTGCAATATGTAATTGCGTCTTTTGCTATCTTAATTCCTTGACTAGGACCAGTAGCATTCATGTTCCCAGTAGGAACTCCTGATCTTGCATTATAAATGAAGTATTCTTCCAGTTCTGGAAACTCATAATCCATAGGATTACCAGTATCACGCATTACTGGAGATTTATACTTGTCAGCATCTTTCTTCTTTTCCTTACGAACATAACGCATTTTCATTGCGTCAATATAACGTAATTCCTGAAGACCTTCGTGTGGTTTCTTTAAATCTATTATTTTATGATAATAGATTCTACCATCAATATACCAATTTCTATAGATCTCATGAG